GCGACGTTGCGCCGCCTCCTCCAGTACCGCGAACTGACTCTCCGCCTTCCACAAATCCCGGCGCTGCTGGCTGATTTTCTCATTTGCTCCGGCATGCCTCTCCAGCGTCCGGAGTGCAGCCTGAAGCGTCAGCAGGGCAGCATGAGCACTGTCTTCCTGACGATCGCCCGCAGACACCTTCACGCCGGACTGTTTCGGCTTTTTCAGCGTCGCTTCATAATCCTTTTTCGCCGCCGCCATCAGCGTGTTGTAATCTGCCTGCAGGATTTTCCCGTCTTTCAGTGCCTTATTCAGTTCTTCCTGACGGGCGGTATATTTCTCCAGCGGCGTCTGCAGGCGTTCGTAAGCCTTCTGCGCCTCTTCGGTATATTTCAGCCGTGACGCTTCGGTATCGCTCTGCTGCTGCGCATTTTTGTCCTGTTGAGTCTGCTGCTCAGCCTTCTTTCGGGCGGCTTCAAGCGCAAGACGGGCCTTTTCACGATCATCCCAGTAACGCGCCCGCGCTTCATCGTTAACAAAATAATCATCCTTGCGCAGATTCCAGATATCGTCCGCTTTCTTAAACGCGGCCTCTGCCTTAATCAGCATCTCCTGCGCGGTATCAGGACGACCAATATCCAGCACCGCATCCCACATGGATTTGAATGCCCGTGCTGTCCTGTCTGCCCAGGTTTCCAGCGTGCCCATGTTCTCTTTCAGGCGGCGGGTCTGGTCATCAAACCCTTTCGTTGCGGCCTCGTTCGCCGCCTGCAATGCCCCGGCTTCATCTCCGGAACGCTGCAACTGAGCAACATACGCAATCTGCTCCGCCGTCACGTTATGGAACTGACGTGCCATCGCTGTCAGTCCCGACGTCGGGTCTGTGGTCAGCTTCCCGAAGGCTTCAGCGACCTTGTCCACCTCCACGCCGGATGCAGAGGAGAAACGCGCCACACTCTGGCTGATGGACGCAATCTGAGCCTCACCGCTTACCCCCGCCTTAACCAGTGCGCTGAGTGACTCGCTGGTCTGGTTAAACGTCAGCCCTGCCGCCTGCCCGGCTCTGGACAGGACCAGCATACGATCTGCCGTCAGTCCCGCCTGATTGCCGGAAAGGACCAGCGTTTTGTTGAAATCGGACAGGGTTGAGTTGCCCTGATACCAGGCATACGCCAGCGCACCGGTCGCCACCGCCAGCGAGGTGGCCCCCACCATCGGCAGGGTGATCGCACCGGCAAGCCCCCTGAACATGGGGATCATCCCGCCGAAGGAGTCCTTCACCTGCCCCCCCTGTTGCAGCAGGATCAGCCANTCCCGCGAAGCTGGTCTTCAGCCGCCCAGGTCTTTTTCTGCTCTGACATGACGTTATTCAGCGCCAGCGGATTATCGCCATACTGTTCCTTCAGGCGCTGTTCCGTGGCTTCCCGTTCTGCCTGCCGGTCAGTCAGCCCCCGGCTTTTCGCATCAATGGCGGCCCGTTTTGCCCGTTGCTGCTGTGCGAATTTATCCGCCTGCTGCGCCAGCGCGTTCAGGCGCTCCTGATACGTAACCTTGTCGCCAAGTGCAGCCAGCTGGCGTTTGTACTCCAGCGTCTCATCTTTATGCGCCAGCAGGGATTTCTCCTGTGCAGACAGCTGGCGACGTTGCGCCGCCTCCTCCAGTACCGCGAACTGACTCTCCGCCTTCCACAAATCCCGGCGCTGCTGGCTGATTTTCTCATTTGCTCCGGCATGCTTCTCCAGCGTCCGGAGTTCTGCCTGAAGCGTCAGCAGGGCAGCATGAGCACTGTCTTCCTGACGATCGCCCGCAGACACCTTCACGCCGGACTGTTTCGGCTTTTTCAGCGTCGCTTCATAATCCTTTTTCGCCGCCGCCATCAGCGTGTTGTAATCCGCCTGCAGGATTTTCCCGTCTTTCAGTGCCTTGTTCAGTTCTTCCTGACGGGCGGTATATTTCTCCAGCGGCGTCTGCAGCCGTTCGTAAGCCTTCTGCGCCTCTTCGGTATATTTCAGCCGTGACGCTTCGGTATCGCTCTGCTGCTGCGCATTTTTGTCCTGTTGAGTCTGCTGCTCAGCCTTCTTTCGGGCGGCTTCAAGCGCAAGACGGGCCTTTTCACGATCATCCCAGTAACGCGCCCGCGCTTCATCGTTAACAAAATAATCATCCTTGCGCAGATTCCAGATGTCGTCTGCTTTCTTAAACGCAGCCTCTGCCTTAATCAGCATCTCCTGCGCGGTATCAGGACGACCGATATCCAGCACCGCATCCCACATGGATTTGAATGCCCGCGCAGTCCTGTCTGCCCAGGTCTCCAGCGTGCCCATGTTCTCTTTCAGGCGGCGGGTCTGGTCATCAAACCCTTTCGTTGCGGCCTCGTTCGCCGCCTGCAATGCCCCGGCTTCATCTCCGGAACGCTGCAACTGAGCAACATACGCAATCTGCTCCGCCGTCACGTTATGGAACTGACGTGCCATCGCTGTCAGTCCCGACGTCGGGTCTGTGGTCAGCTTCCCGAAGGCTTCAGCGACCTTGTCCACCTCCACGCCGGATGCAGAGGAGAAACGCGCCACACTCTGGCTGATCGCCTCAAACTGCTCACCACCACGCACACCGGCATTCACCAGCGCCGTCAGTGACTCGCTGGTCTGGTTAAACGTCAGCCCTGCCGCCTGCCCGGCTCTGGACAGGGCCAGAATACGATCTGCCGTCAGTCCCGCCTGATTGCCGGAAAGGACCAGCGTTTTGTTGAAATCGGACAGGGTTGAGTTGCCCTGATACCAGGCATACGCCAGCGCACCGGTCGCCACCGCCAGCGAGGTGGCCCCCACCATCGGCAGGGTGATCGCACCGGCAAGTCCCCTGAACATGGGGATCATCCCGCCGAAGGAGTCCTTCACCTGACCGCCCTGTTGCAGCAGGATCAGCCAGGGATTCTGACCACCGGCAAGCTGCGTGGCGATATCCGTAAACTGTGCGGGCAGGGTTCGCATGGCCGCTTTATACTGCCCGACGGAAATCCCGGCTTTTTGTGCAGCCAGCGCCTGACGACTCAGGTTCTGCTCAACGACACCGGCGGTTTTTCTGGCGTCAGTCTCCAGTCCGGAAAAATGACGCCTTACCCGGCTCATCTGCTCATCGAAACGGACCGCATCCAGACTCAGGTCAATAACAAGATCACCAACCGGCTGGGACATATCTCACACCTCCCGGAATCCCCGCTGAAGCCATCATTAATGCGACATCATCCTCGCTGACATCCGCCACATCCGCAGACGATAAAATCTCACGCCCTCCGTCCCCACCAAACCGTACGCCTCCGGCAAGTCCTGCCGCTTTCTGCATCAGCATTTTTTCCTCATCCGGCATCTCCGTCTGCGCTTCCTCACGCCGGGGGGCAAGCAGACTGAAATCAGAGGGATGCATATCCGGATCGCAAAAAAACAGGCTGAGTACGGCGTACGTCAGCCCGGAAAAATGCATATCCAGTTGGGTATCGTGAAAATAATGCGTACGGTAAAAATGTCGCCAGTCGGCATATTCGGTGGATGTCATCCCGGCAAGCATGGCGCGCCAGTCAGGCCTCCCCATCTCACGCGCCAGTCTGAGGGCAAAATTCAGCTCGCCGTCGAAGACTTTCCCGCAGAAAAATCATCATCAGTCAGTGCGTTATTTTTCGCCACTTCGGTGCTGTCAGTATCCGCATGAACAGCCCCGCTCATCCCGGACAGACGCAACACCACATCTTCCGCCCGGGCAATGGCATCCGCAGGCCAGGTGGTGAGCACCTCCTGTTCGATCTGCATCACAGCCTCATTCATTGACGGTGATGCCGTTTTCTGCGGATGGTTATGCCACAGGGACATCGCCACCAGAAACGCGCCGGTTCTGACGAGATCTTCCACGCTTACCTGCAGGTTGCCGCTGGATTCTGCCTGTTCTGCACGCCGTTTCAGGAGGGCAAGATGCTCAATACGCTGCAGCGCAGACAGCTCGGAAAGCGTGACGGACACACCGTTATATTCAAATTGTTCTGTTTTCAGAAACATGTATTACCTCCGTTTACCCTGCAGCGCCCGCTTCAGTAACGGTGACTTCAGCCACTGCGGCGAACTGACCATTTCCGCTCACCACAGGGATCTGCACCTTACCTGTCGCCACGCCGTTTACCGTAATTGTCATATCTTTCACACTAATGGTGGCTTTCGACGGATCGGCGGAAACCGCTCTGAACGTCTTGTCGGTTGCACTTTCCGGCTCAAAAGAAACAGTCAGGGTGGTTGTTTTTCCTTTTTCCACGGTACCGGATGTCGGTGTCACCTTAATTGCAGTGGCCGGCGTAATTTCGCTGCGTTCTTCCGCCACGGAAGGTTTGCCCACGTTGGTCACTTTCACTGTTCGGGTGATCACTTCTTTCGCCGTCACTGCCTTACCGATACTGCTGATCCAGCCACGAAACACATCCACCGTGCCATTCGGAAAACGGATTTTATAGGCCCGCACATCCCCGCTTTCAAACCAGCCTATAAGCCCTTTCTGACCTTCTTCTCCCGGTTTCCAGGCCAGTGTAAAACTGGTATCACCTGCAGATTTCTGTCCCTGCCCGGTCGCGCTCCAGTCCGCGTCTTCATCATCCAGGTAGTTATCATCGTAGGATTCTGCCGTCATCTCGCCCGGCGTCAGATCCTTCACCTTAGCCAGTCGCTGCCAGTCATCATCTGACAACGGGTTTGCATAAGCATCACCCTTGCCGGTGTAAACCCACAGAGTGGTACCGGCACCTTTTACCGGCGCCAGGGGATTTGGTGTTGGCATATCGTCCTCACATCTCGTATGTAATGGAATAAGTCAAATCTGCAGAGCTCCATAACGCCATATCGTCATCACGACGATAGTCATAGCCCTGCTGAACCATCGTGGTAATCATCCCTGCCAGTGCAGGGATCGCGGACATCGCCGGATAAATCCGGGACTCCATCCACGAATCCAGCTCTGAATCCGGCACCTGAGCAGGCAGGAAAACTTCAATATGCAGTGTGGCCCGCCAGGTATCCGCATCCAGCTCTTCACCGGTATACTCTGCATCCGTCAGATAAACCGCGACCGCGGGAAAATCCTCTTCGTCAAAAACAACGGGGCGACCATCAAACAGCGTCGCCCCGTGTTCATGCAGCTCCAGTGCATCCAGCACTGCAGCACGGATATCAGTATGTTTCATCGTTTTATCGCAATCCTCAGTTGTTGTTTCAGCGCATATGCCAGTTCTCCGGGCAGGCGTTCACGCCGGATACGGTCAACATTCTCATCAAACGCCTGTTTCAGTGGGGCCGCCATCGGGATTTTCACCACATCAATGGGGTAACGGTTTTTCCCGGCCACACGCTGCATGACATGCCAGCGACCATTTTTTAATCGCTGAATAAATGCCCGCTGATAACGATGCTGACCGGCTTTGAGTATGCTGTCCGGACGACGCCCCGGCATCCTGATCCCCAGCTTAATCACCGGGAGATCACCGCGGTTAACGATAATTCTGGCATTCGGATTTCTGACCGTGGCCCGTTTCAGTCTGGACCGTTCCTTTACCAGTTTCCGG